CCTCACCTTGTGCGTGCAGCCGGTCCAGATTTGCCCACACCCCGTGGTCGCCTGCGATGGGCGCCACCTGAGTCCCCGGAGGCCGCGATGGCCAAGGTGACCGCCCCCACGAAGCTCGGGAAGAACTCCCGGAAGCTGTGGAACGAGACCACCGAGAAGTACGACCTACGCCCAGACGAGCTGCGGGTGCTCGAGGATGCGTGCCGGCAGATGGACCTGGTCGATCGGCTCGAGGACGCCCTGGTGGGTGCCTCGTTAATCGTCGAGGGTTCGCAACGGCAGCCCGTGGCGAACCCGCTGGTCACGGAGATCAGGCAGCACCGGGCGACCCTGCAACGTCTGCTGGGTGCGTTGAAGCTTCCCGACGAGGACGGTCGGGCGACGAAGTCCCGGTCGGAGTCGGCAAGGGAGGCGGCGAACGCTCGGTGGCGCCGTAGCGCCTGATGGCCCGGGCTGCGGCGCGGGAGGTCCGCACCGGAGAGGATCACGACGACGTGATCCGCTGGTATCGGGAGCGTCTGGCGGAACCGCCGGTGTTCCCGTGGGCCGGCACCGGTTGGGAACCAATCAGGATCGGCCCGACGTGGCAACTCGACGCCTCTGGCGGGTGGTTGCTGCCTGATGCGACCACCGGGTGGGACGTTCTCGGGTGGTGCGGGACCGAACTCCAGCACGGCCGGGGCAAACCTTGGCGGTTCACGCTCGAGCAGGCCCGGTTTCTGCTCTGGTGGTTCTCCGTCGACGCCTCCGGGGTCTGGATCTACCGGGACGGCGTTCTCCAGCGTCTCAAGGGCTGGGGGAAGGACCCGATCGGCGGCTGTCTGCTCTACACGGAGGCCCTCGGGCCGTGTCGGGTGGCGTTCATGGACCGCGACGAGCCCGTGTCGGTCGATTGCCCCGACGCCTGGGTCCAAACGGCGGCTACGTCGCTCGAGCAGACGAAGAACACGATGCGGCTCATGCCCGGGCTGCTCACCCCGGAGGCGAGAGCCCACTACCGGGTGCAGGTCGGCAAGGAACTGATCCACGCGATGGGAGATGAGCGCCTCATCCAAGCAGTAACCAGCTCCCCGGCGACCCTCGAGGGTGCCCGGTCCTCCCATGTGCTCCGAAACGAGACCCAGCACTGGGACGCCGGCAACGGCGGGCACGACATGGCCGCCGTCATCGAACGAAACCTCACCAAGAGCGCCGACGGTGCCGCCCGGTCGCTGGCGATCACCAACGCCCCCGAACCGGGCATGGATTCGGCAGCCGAACGGGACTGGGACGCCTACGCGCTAGCCGCCGCTGGCGAGTCGCTGACCACCGGGATCCTCTACGACTCCCTCGAAGCCCCACCGGACGCCCCGCTGACCCCGGAGGCGGCACCGTCGGTCATCCGGGCCGTACGGGGCGACTCGACGTGGCTGGTGGTCGATCGGATCGTCGCCTCCATCCTCGACACCCGCAACCCACCGAGCAGGTCGAGGCGGTTCTGGTACAACCAGCGGGTCGCCGCCGAAGATGCTTGGCTCAACCCCGTCGACGTCGACCTCGCCGCCCGGCGCGGTGACGGTGACTGCGAACAGGCCGGCGAGCTCGCACTGTTCTTCGACGGATCGAAGTCCGACGACGCCACCGGGCTCGTCGCCTGCCGAATCTCCGACGGACACCTGCTGACCCTCGGTGTCTGGCAGAAACCCGCCGGGGTCGAAGGCCAAGGCTGGGTCGTCCCCCGGGCCGAGGTCGACATCCGGGTCCGTGACGTCCTCGAGAGCGGCCAAGTGGCTGCGTTCTACGCCGACCCGTCCCACGCCAAAGACGACGAAGCTCAGGGGTACTGGGATTCGACCATCGACGGGTGGCACCGGGACTACGGGACGAAGCTCCGTCACTGGTCGGTGAAAACCGGTGACGCCAAGCACTCGATCATGTGGGACATGGCCTCACCGGCCAGGTCCGAGCAGTTCACTGCCGCTGCGATGGTGTTCACCGAGGAGATCGGCGACATCACCATCGACGGCCACCCGATGTTGACCCTGCACCTCAAGCAGGCCCGCCGGCGCCCCAACCGGTGGGGGGTGTCGCTCGGGAAAGAGCACCGGGAGTCGGCCAAGAAGATCGACCTGGCCGTCTGCGCCGTCGGAGCACGGATGCTCCGCCGGATCCTGCTCAACCAGCCCACCAAACGCCGGACGGGCGTCGTCGTCTGAGGAGGTGACCAGTGCTCGAACAATCGCAGGTGCTCGCACTGGTCACCAACGACCTCGTGCCGATGTGGCGAACCGAACGGCGGAAGCTCGACCGGATCGACAAGTGGGCCCGCTGGGACCACGATCCGCCCCATAAGCCCCGCCAGGCCACCGCCGAATACAAGGAGCTTGCCGCCCGCGCCCAGGCCCCGTGGGGCGACCTCGTCGTCACCTCCGTCGCACAGACCCTCTACGTGGAGGGCTACCGGCGCCCCGACCAGCCTGAAGACTCGACCGGCTGGGATCTGTGGCAGGAGAACTCCCTCGACGGCCGCCAGGTCGCTCTCCACCGCGCTGCGTTGACCTACGGCCTCGCCTACGGCGTCGGACTCCCTGGTCGCAACCCGTTGAGCGGCGAACTGACCGCCGTCATGCGTGGTGTGTCGCCACGGGAGATGCTCGCCGTCTACGAGGACCCGGCAAACGACGAATGGCCCCTCTACGCACTCCGAGTCGCCAAGCTGGGCAAGCGGTTCGTCCTACGGCTCTACGACGACACCCACGTCTACGAGATGCAGGTCGGCGACCTCGGCGACACCCCGAAGTCGGTCACCGAGTTCGAGCACGGCGTCGGGGTGTGCCCCGTGGTCCGCTACGCCAACCGGTTCGACCTCGAAGGCCGCTCCGCGGGCGAGGTGGAGCCGTTCATCCCCGTTCTCGGGTCGATCGACCAGACCAAGTTCGACCGGCTGGTCGTCCAGCGGTTCGCCTCGTGGATCGTCCGCACCATCTCGGGCATGTCCCTCACCGAGTCGGCCGAAGCCGCTGGGACTTCAACCGAGCAGGCGAAGATGCGCCTCAAGATCGAGGACATGCTCACCGCTGAGGACCCGGACACGAAGTTCGGTTCCCTGCCGGCCACCCCGCTCGACGGGTTCATCAAGTCCCACGAAGCGGACCTGACCACCCTTGCCGCCACATCGCAGACCCCAGCGTTCGAGCTGCTCGGCCAGATGGCCAACATGAGCGCAGAGGCTCTCGCCGCGGCAAAGGCCAGTCAGACCGCCAAGTCGGACGAGCGGAAGCACACCCTCGGCGAGTCCCACGAGCAGTTCATCCGGCTCGGCTGCCACATCAAGGGCGACAGCGACGGCGCCGCCGACTTCAAGGCCCAAGTCCGGTGGGCCGACACATCCATCCGGTCGATCGCCCAGGCTGTCGACGCCCTCGGGAAGATGGCCACCATGCTCGGGTTCCCCCCCGAACTGCTCTGGGCGAAGGTCCCTGGGTTCACCCAGCAGGACGTCGACGAGGCCCGCCAGCGCGTCGAGGAAGGCGGCGGGCTCGAGGCCCTCATGCGGCAACTCGCCGGCGCCCAGGAGTCACCGGAATTCACCCCAGCCTGATGGCTGCCACCGTCGAAGCCCGGCGGCTCACCGAAGCCCACCGGCTCGCCCAGTCCCGCCTCGCCGCCCAGGTCGTCGCGCAACTCCTCGCCGTGTTCCCGCTGCTCGACCCGCAGGACGTCAACTCGACCGTCGACAGGTGGCTGACAGCCACCGTCCCGATCGTCCGGGTCGGCCGTTCCACCTCAGCCCGTCTCGCCGCCACCTACCTGACGACGTTCCGGGCCCTCGAGCTCGGTGTCGACGCCGCCAGGTTCGTCGCCACGATCGCCGATGACCTCCCCGACGAACAGATCGCCACCAGTCTCGTCGTCACCGGCCCCGCCACCATCCGCGCCGGGCTCGCCCGTGGCCGGCAACTCCGGACCGTCCTCGACCTCGCCCGCACCTCTTCGGCTTCCGCTGGGATGCGCCACGCCCTCAACGGTGGCCGCGACACGGTCGTGGCCACCACCGACAGCGACCCCAAGGCCCTCGGCTGGGCACGGGCCACCAGCGGCAAAGCGTGCTCGTTCTGTGCGCTACTCGCCGGGCGTGGCCCCGTCTACAAGGGCGAGGGAACCGCAGGGTTCCAGGCCCACGACCACTGCTCGTGTTCCGCTGAGCCCGTCTACCGCCGCGATGCCGCATGGCCCGCCGGCGCTGACCGGTACGCCGAGCTCTACGCACAGGCCAAGGCCGAAGGCGGCGACGCCGCCACGGTCCGAGCCAACTTCCGGCGCCTCGTCGCCTGACATCTCGACCCGCCGCGATGGCTGGTCGTCGACAGAGAGGAGCCAGCCGCGATGGCTGACGACCCCGATCCCAAGGGCGACCCCGCGAAGGGCGACCCCGACCCGAAGAAGGACCCCGACAAGCCGTTGGGCGACGGAGGCGAAAAGGCCCTCGCTGCCGAACGGAAGGCCAGGCGCGACGCCGAAGCCGCCCTCAAGGACGTCCAGACCAAGCTCCAGGAGCTCGAAGACAAGGACAAGGACGAGGTCACGAAGCTGCGCGACGAGGTCACGAGCCTCCGATCGCAGCTCACCGAGGCCGGCGCCAAGTCCCTCCGGGCCGATGTGGCGATGGCGAAGGGTCTCACCGCCGCGCAGGCCAAGCGCCTCGTCGGCTCCACCATCGAGGAACTCGAGGCTGACGCCGACGAGATCCTCGAAGCGTTCCCCGTGAAGGCCGGCGCGACGCCGCCTCCCGGGCGCAAGCCAGCTACCGACCTCAAGGGCGGCAGCGACCCCGAAGAGGGGCCCATCGAGACCAACCCGGCGAAGCTCGCCGAGTCGGTCCCGCGGCTCTGACCCCCCGCACGGCACCGGCCACGGAGCCGCCAGCGGTCCACCCTCGAACCACTTAGGAGGTTCCCCGTGGCCAACAGCTTCATCAAGGCCGAACAGGTCATCTCGCAGATGCTCGGCGTGCTCGAGCGCGAGACGGTCCTCGCCAACCTGGTCTGGAAGGACCCGATCCCGTCGTTCGTCGGCGCCAAGAACGACACGGTGTCGATCCGGCTCCCGGCGTACACCTCGGCGCGGACCCGGGTCATGCGGTCAGGCACGGCGATCACCGTCGACGAACTCGACGAGACCAAGGTCGACGTCACCCTCGACACCCACGTCTACAAGGCGATCGGTGTCACCGACGAGGAGATGACCCTCGACATCGTCGACTTCGGCCAGCAGATCACCGCCCCGGCGATGAACTCCGTGGTCCGCAAGGTCGACGACACCCTCGCCGACGAGATGTCGGGCGCGACCTACGAGGTCGAGGAGATCGTCGACGAGGAGGACCCGTACCCGGCGATCGTCCGGGCCCGGATCGCCCTCAACAACGCCTCCGTGCCGGCCTCCGGTCGTGCCCTGGCGATCGGGTCGAACATCGAGGCGGCGCTGCTGTCCTCGGATCGGCTCGCCCGCTGGGACAGCTCCGGCGACTCCTCGGCGCTCCGCGAGGCGTCCATCGGCCGGATCGCCGGCTTCACCGCCGTGTCGGTTCCCGGGCTCGACCCGGACATCGCCGTGGCCTTCCACAAGACGGCGTTCGTGCTGTCGCTCGTCGCTCCCGTGGTGCCCGGTGGCGCCGCCTGGGGCGAGCGCCGCACCCACGCCGGCATGTCCCTCAGGGTCCTCCGCGACTACGACCCGACCCCCAACGCCGGTGGGCCCCCGCAGGACCGTCTCCTGACGGACACCTTCATGGGCACCGGCGTCACCGAGGACCGGGGCACCATCGACGACGACGGCAAGTTCCAGCCCACCGAGGACGGGTCCGACGACCCGATCCTCGTCCGGGCCGTGAAGCTCACCGTCTTCCCGTCGGCCTGACCACCCGCCCCCGGCCCTCCTCGGGCCGGGGGCTCCCGCTTCTCCGAGGAGGTGAACGATGGCCCGACCGTCCCCCGCGACCACCGACGACCTCGCGGTCGCCCTCGGTGTCGATGCAGTCGACAACGAAGACCAAGCCCAGTTCCTCCTCGACCGGGCGTGGGCGATCGTCCGCGCCTACGCCGGCCACCCCGCCACGTGGCTCGATGACGACGGCAACCCCACCGACCAGATCGACCCGGACATCCCGCCCGTGATCGTCGGGATGGTCGACCGGGCCACCCGGAACCCCACCGGGACCACCCAGGAGACCGCAGGGCCGTTCTCCCGATCGTTCGGGTCCGACGCCGCCCAACGGCTCTACCTGACGAAGATGGACAAGCTCGTGATCCGTGGTGGCCTCGGGCTGTCCGGGCTCGGCACGATCTCCACGACCCGCGGCGACCTCGAGACCCCATCGGTGATCGGCTGCGACGGGATCGACTACCTGTCCGACATCGACGACATCACTGCCCTGCTCCAGTGACCGAAACCGTCACGCGCCTCCGCCCCGGCACCACTGAGAACCGGTCCGGCGGCGTTGATCTCGACTGGTCGACCCCAGGCACCCTGACGATCACCGGGTGCCTCATCGAGCCACGCATGGAAGGTGAGAACGCCGAGCAGGGCCGCGAGGGTCGGGTGATCGGCTGGAACGTCTACGCCCCCGACGGTGTCGATGTCGAAGCCACCGACCGAATCCGAGTCCGGGGCGTCGACTACGACGTGGACGGTCAACCGGAGGACTGGTCTGGTGGCTGGGAATGGAAGCCCGGCACGGTCATCAAGACACGGTCGGCACGCGGGTGAAGATCGCCGCACACCTTCCCCTGTACCCGCCGCACTCCCTCGTCGGTGCGTGGATCACGACGCACGAGTTCCTGGCCCACGCCGCCTCCCTCGGTCATCAGGTCGACGTGGTCACGTTCCTCGCCGGGCGCCCCACCTACGAACTCGACGGCGTCACCGTCCACCCCCGCCGCACCCCCGAAGACGCAGACATCGTCATCGGCCACGCCGGGGACCGCGGCCACAGCCTCAAGCTTGCTGCCGGCCGCCCCCACGTCTCCATGGTCCACGGGCAGGTACTCGAACCCCGACGGCTCAACGGGTCGGCGATGGCGGTGTTCAACAGCGCCACCCTCGAGCGGTCCACCCGCTGGGCTGGTCCCTCGACGGTGATCCACCCGCCGATCGACCCCGGCCACTACGAGACCACCCCTGGTGACCGGGTGACCCTCGTCAACCTGTCCACCGAGAAGGGCGGCGAGGTGCTGTTCAACCTCGCCCGCAAGATGCCCCACGTCGAGTTCCTTGCCGTCCGCGGCGGCTACGGCCGGCAAGTCCAGCACCCCCGCAAGAACGTCGAAACCATCGGTCCCGTCACCGACATGCGGAAGGTGTACGCCCAAACCCGGATCCTGCTGATGCCCTCGTCGCGGGAGTCCTGGGGTCGAGTCGCTCTCGAAGCCGCCGCCTCTGGCATCCCGACGATCGCTGCGCCCTGCCCGGGGATCGTCGAGGCGATGGGTGACGGCGCCACCTACGTCGAACGGCGCGACGCACAAGGGTGGATCGACGCCATCGAACGCCTCACGGACCCGACCGAATGGGCGGCAGCCTCCGCCAAGGCGCTCGAGCGGTCCACGTTCCACGACCCTGACGCCGAGCTCGCCAAGTTCGCCGACCTCGTCGCATCCCTCGCGCCGGTCCCCGCATGACCAGCGCCGTCGTACTCGTCCCGTGGCGGTCCGGTGGCTGCGAACACCGGGAAGCCGCCTGGCGGCACATCAGGCGCATGTGGGCCGACCGTGGCCTCCTGGTGTTCCCCGCCGACGACGGAGGTGACCCGTTCTCCCGGGCCTGCTCCATCAACCTCGCCCACGACCTCGTCGCCGCCGGCGTCAACCCCGACGTCTACCTGATCGCCGACGCCGACGTGATCGTCCCCGAACACCAAGCGATCGACGCCATCGACCAGGCCGCCGCCGAACCCGGCCTCGTCGTCGCCTTCGACCGGTACTGCTACCTGACCGAGTACGGGACCCGGCTCGCTCTCGACGGCGAGCGACGCCGCTGGTGGAAGCACCTCCAGTTCACCCTCGACAACACGGTCTCGTCCTGCGTCGCCGTCTCCCGCGAGACCTGGGACACCGTCGGCGGATTCGACAGCCGCTACCGCGCCTGGGGCTCAGAGGACGTTCAATTCGAGGTGACCTGCGCGACCCTCGCCGGTCCCACCAGGTGGGTCCGGGGTCAAGCCCACCACCTCTGGCATCCGACCGAGCCCAACCGCCCGGCGATCAACAACGAGATGCTCGCCGAGTACCTCGCCCTCCGAGACGACCCCGACGGGATGCGGGCTCACATCGACGGGATCCGGCAGCCGGCGTGAAGACCGTGCACCGGGTGTGGCTCGGTTCACCACCACCCGCCGTGCACGACTACAGCGAAGCCTGGGCGGCCACGAACCCCGACTACGAGCTGGTCACGTGGACCGACGAGAAGGTCGAAGACGACCTGGCCCGGATGGTCTGCCAAGCCGAGTACGACGCAGCACCCACCTACGTGCACCGTGCCGACATCGTCCTCGTCGAAGCCGTCCACCGCTATGGGGGTGTGTCGGTCGGTTACGACATGGAACCCCTCAAGCCCATCGGCCCGCTGATCGCCGGCCATGCGGCGTGGTGCACCCCTGACGCTGACGGGTTCCCCGGCCAGGCGTTCTTCGGTGGCGAACCGGGCCATCCGGCGTGGAACCGGGTTCTCGACGTCTTGCCGGAACGGATCGCCCGGGACGGCTGGCAGGCACCCCACCTCTCGACCGGCCCGTACCTGTGGGGTGAGGCGTTCGGCCGGTTCGGTGAGCAGGCGGCCGACTACGGGTTGGCGATCCTCGGGACCTACAAGACGGCCTATGCCGAGAGGTACTGGGAGAAGGGCAAGTTGAGCCGCTCCCAACTCGCCGCCCGTCTTCGCCACTCCGTAGTCCGACATCACTTCGCTGGGTCCTGGCTCGGCAACCCCGACAGCATCCAAGTGCGGAGGTGAACCGTGGCATCGAACCTCCGCATCGTCGTCAACCCGAAGGGCGTCGACCAGCTCCTCAAGTCCCCGGAAGTGCTCGGCGACCTCGAGCGCCGCGGGCGGGCCATCGCCGCAGCAGCCGACGGGAACACCGGCCGACCCGGTGACCACCGCGTCGAATCCGAGATCGGCTCGAAGCGTGCCCGTGTCGCAGTGATCACCGACACGTTCAACGCCATGCACCGCGAGGCCGATCAACGGACCCTCTCCCGCGCATTGGACGCCGGTCGTGCGTGACGTCGTCGTCTTCCCCCACGCTTCGGCAGCGATCCTCGCCCACCTCGCGGAAGCACTCGACGTCCCCACCGACGACTCGGTCCCCCTCGACCGCAAGCCAGGCGACGGCCCCCTGATCATCGCCATCCGTGTCGGCGGGATCGCCACCGACATCGTCCTCGACCAGGCCACGGTGGTCGTCGAGTACTGGCACGACACCGAAGACGAAGCCCACGACCTCGCACAGTTGGGTCGGGCCTACCTGCTCGCCATGTGGAACACCGTCGTCGACGGGACCCTCATCTACCGGGTGATCGAGGCCGGCGGGCCGGCGTCGCTTCCCGATCCGCTCCAGCGGTCCCCTCGCTACACGGCCACCTACACGGTCCACGTTCGCGGCTCGGCTCTCGTCGAGTCCGTCTGATCCCCCTGCCGGGGAACCGGCACCAACCACAAGGAGGCTCCCGCCATGGGCGCACCCAACGCAGAATTGGTCGAGGTCGGCGTCACCGGCGGCATCTACCTCGGCACCGACGACGCCACCCTTCCCGTCGACCCGCTGTCCACCCTGGACAGCGACGACTTCTCCGAGCTCGGCTACGCCGACGAGTCCGGTGTCGTCGAGACCCAGGGCACGCAGGTCACGAACATCAAGGCCTGGCAGTTCTCCGCCGTCGTGCGGAAGATCCAGACCGAGCACGACCTAACCTACGCGTTCACGCTGATGGAGACCTCCCCGGAGGTCCTCGAGGCGTATTACGGGAACTTCTCGGGTTCCGCCTCCGACGGTGTCGTGGAGATCAAGGGCGAGGTCGCCCCGCAGCTCCCCTGGGTGATCGAGGTGCTCGACGGCGACAAGAAGCGCCGGATCGTCATCCCGCTCGGGCAGATCACCGACAAGGGTTCAGTCACCTACGGGGCGACCGACGCCATCACCTACCCGCTGACCCTCACGTGCTTCCCCGACACCGACGGTGTGAAGGCGTACATCTACACGACCGACGCCGCCATCGAATCGGCCTGATGGTCTTCGACCTCGACGCCTTCATCGCCGACCAGCCCGGCGAGCCGTTCGTGTTCACCTTCGGTGGGGCGACGTTCACCTGGCCGGCGCAGGTCGACCTCCGGGCCGAGAAGGCGCTCGGCGAAGGTCGGCTGTGGGACGCCCTGCGGTTGCAGTTCGGCGAGGGCCAGTTCGACAAGTTCATGGAGGTCGGCGCCGGGTTCGACGTCGCCGCTGTGCGTGGCCTGTTCGACGCTCAGGCGAAGCACCGCGGCAGCAGCCTGGGGGAATCCTCGGCCTCGGAAAGCTCCTCCAAGAGCACGGCGAAGCCGTCGAGGCCGACCTCCAAGCGCACTATCAAGTAGCCCTCTCCGGGCTGCTCGACGGGTCGCTGTCGTGGCGGCGACTCGGGCTACTGGTCCGTAACCTCCCGCAGTCGTCGCGCCTGGCACGCGCCCAGCACGGCGAGGCCGTGAGGTGGACCGACACCGAGCACCTGTTGGCCGGCATCTTCGACCTGCTCGCCGCAGGGAACTGGCAACGCCAGCACGGCAAGGGCCACCGCCCGAAGCCGATCCGTCGACCCGGCGACAAGGCGGGCCAGACCCGCTACGGGACGGTCGTGCCGCTGTCGGAAGCCCGGAAGCGGCTGGCGAGATCGACCGGGATCACTCAGGCGAGTTAGTCATCCAGGCCACAGGCGTCGGAGAGAGCTGCGAACTCCAACTGGATGTCCTGGTTGCCGACCAGCCGCTCTGAGAGCGACTGCGCTGCGACTCTCACATCGTCGTCCTCGGTCACCCCGGCGATCTCGTTGGCTACGTCGCCCGCCCTTGCGTCACTGACCTCGCTGGTGTCGCCAGCGAGCAGCTCAGTCCAGAGCTCGCAACCGGGGTCTCTCGCATCCTCTTCGGAGGAGCAGCCCAGGGCAGCGAGCACGAGCACAGCAAGCACGACGAACCGGCGCATGAGCGCCACAACGTACCGCGAAGGGTGGTGGTTCCGTGGCTCCAGGTGTTGAACTCGCTGCGGCGTACGTCTCCCTCACGGTGTCGTCGAAGGGCATCGCTCAGGACATCAGCCGTGAGCTCGGCCAGCCGGTCGACAGGGCAGCCAAGGACGCTGGCAAGGCCATCGAGGACGGCCTCGGCTCGGGTGCGAGCCGTGGCGCCCAGGCGGCGAAGCTCGCCATCACCTCGATCGGGTCGGCCGCTGTCCTCGGGGGGATGAAGAAGGCGGTCGACGCCGCCTCCGACCTCGCCGAAGCCGCCAACGTCACCAACATCACCTTCGGTGATGCGGCCGACACGATCGACGAGTTCGCCGAAGGTGCCGCCGAAGCGATCGGCCAGAGCGAACGGGCCGCACGGGAGGCAACCGCCGGGTTCGGTGGCCTGCTCCAGAACCTCGGCTTCACCGCCGAACAAGCCGCTGAGACGTCGATCCAACTGACTCGCCTCGGGTCCGACCTGGCCTCGGCGTTCAACACCGACCCGTCCGAGGCGGGTC